GCGTGACCTTGTCGTCGCCGAGATAATAGGCGACGACGCCGTCCATCTGCCCGTCATGGATTGCGAAGGCGTCGGCGGCGACACCGGCTGCCGATGTGTCGTAGAAGATATAGGCGCCGTAGAGCCGCGATTGACCATAGGCCGATACGCGCTCCGGCCGCGGATTCTTGATCGCCGCCTCGGCGCTGTCCGGCTTGGGAAGCTTAGGACCGAGCCCGGCGAGCGTCGCAAAGCCCTGCATGCCGGCCGCGACCGCCGTCGAGACGACCATCGTCGCCAGAGCAGAGGCAGTCGCACCGGCGGCGATGCCGACATGGCCGATCCACGCCGCGATTGCGGGCTGCCCGACCGCGACCGCGGCAACCGCCGCGGCAACGGCGATGAGGGAGACGACGGTCCTGCCCATTACGGCCGCCAGATCCGGGTGACGAGCTCCCGCTCCAGCGACGCCCCGGCAATGCCGGCCTCGCCGACGAACATCCAGCGTCGGCCGCTGAAGATCGCGCCAGCCTCCTGCCCGAGCAACGAGACCACACCGATATCGCCGGCCGCCGGTTCGTCGACCTCCGGGATCCCGGCCGTGCGCATGCCCGCCGCAAACAGCGCGGCAAGCCCGCCGGCGTCGAAGATCAGCGCCTCGGCCGCGGCTTCCGAAGCATAGGCGCCGCGCCACCGCGCCATCGGGTCGGCCCTGCCGCAGCGCAGCGCCCAGTCGGCGGGAAAGGTGCAGCAATCGTGGACGCCGGCTTGACGCCGTTTGCATCCGGCTTCGCGCAGATAATGTCCGAGATCAGGCATATCGGGCGGGTAGAGGCCGTCACGCCCGTGAATTATGGCCATCACCGCCGGGTCGGCTGGTCATTTCGGGCCAAAGCGCCGCGAGGCTCCCTGGGTGATCGCCGAGACGAACGCGAAGATCCGGTCGCCGGGCGATTTCGCGCGCTGGTCGACATCGGTGAAATAGGCATTCGGCGCGCGGGCACGGCGGGTGTCAGCGGTGGCGATCGACAACTTGATCGACCGGTTGCGCACCTCGCCCGCGGTGCTGCTGACGCTGAGGCTGTCGGCGCGGAACACCGCCTCCCACTCGACCGGCGCGATCGGTTGCCAATCTTCATCGAGGTCGAGGCGACCGAGATGGATCTGCGCGCCGCCGACCGCCTCCGCCTCCGTCGAGGCCAGCACCAGCGTCTCGGCCGCGACGCCGGAAATGGTGACGTCCAGCCGGTCGGCGGCGCCGTTCACGAGCTGTTGGTAATCGGGCAGGTTGATAAGCCCGCCGCCACCCAGATAGAGTGCCGGATCATCCTCGACATTGTCGGCAGGAATGACGAGGTCGCCGAACCCCGAATGCAGCCGCGCGATCGGGTCGGAGGCGATGCGGACGAGGTAGAGTTCGCGGAACAGGCCCATGGCGGCTTCGTGGTCGGGGAGATCCTCGGAGATTACGGCCGTCACCCGGTCCCCGGGGCGTGGGGCGGGATAGGCGGGCTTGGTCGCGGGTGTTATTCCTTGCCGGTCGTCAGGCTCGGCACGCCGCCAACCGAGCGGCAAGTGGGGGATTGATCATGCAAAAAGCCGCGCTGGCGGGAGCCATCGTTCTTACGCTTGCCGGTTGCGACATGAAGCCGGCGGATTCGCCGGAAGTGACGAGTTGCGAAGGGCGGATATTGTCGAACCTTGCGTCACCCTCGTCTTACAAGCGGATTTCGGTCGACGTCTCCGACAGCCAGCTCTTGGATGCGGCGATATTTCGCGCCTACACCGGCATCGATCCGCGCATCTCGGTGCCCAAGCAGGCGCGGCTGCGCATCGTCTATCTCGAATACGACGCCTCGAACCATTACGGCGCGATCATCCGCGACAAGGAGTTGTGCTACTTCACAGTCACCGAGCAACAACATGTCGATGCCCGCCCGGCTCCCATCGAGGTGCCGCTTGAAAAACCGGAACCGGTCATTCCCGACGATCCGAGTTCGATCGTCCTGCCGGCCGAGCACAATTGTTGTCTGAACGATGCGCTTTTGCTTCAGGCGAACGGCGCGGAGTGAAGCACGCGTTTGCAGGTCCGGCCGCTACCGCTTCGTCGGGTTCTCGGCCGCATCCTCAAGGCTCTCACCAGCGGCGGGTCCCATGATTCCGGAAAGACCGCTGTCGCCCTCGGCCGCGAGGCAGGCCAGGTTCTTTTTCAGTCGCCAGCGGCGATAGGCCGCCTCGTCGCCATCCGAAAGGTAGGCTACGGCGACCTTGGCAGCCTCGGCGCACATCTCGGCCTCGGTGCCACCTTCGCCACGACATCGTAGCGCTCTTCCGCCGCCGGCCCCTTGCTGCAGGCGACGAGCGGAACAAGCGTCATTGCCAGCAGTATCGGCCAACGTTTCACAGGTTCTCCCTGTGTCGCGCTCCTGCGAGCGCGATCTGTTTCAGGACCCGAGCTGCTGGAAGCGGTTTACGCGCGCGGGCACGTTGGCCATGGAGCGGCGGAAGGTGGCGTCGTCCATCTTCGCCGCCTCCTGCAGTGCCATCGCCACCACCTCGCGCCCGAAAGTGGCCGGCGTCACGCTGTTGTCGGCCGAGACCGAGATGTTGAACACACGCGCCTCGCTCTGGGGCCTGCCGACCGTCCCCATCGGCCGCGCCAGCCGCTTGCCCTGTGGAACCACCGCGACAGTCTCGCCGCGCGAGACCTGCGCGACCGGCTGGCCGTTGATCGCCATCACATTGCCATCGATCCCGCCTGCGCCGCCGACGCGGAATGATCCGCCGGTCGCAAGACGGGGCGTGTCGAAGGACAGGCCGCGATCACCGAAGTTGAGGAGCGGCCCCGACTTGGGTAGTTCCCACGTACCGCCGGTGGGGTAACCCAGCGGAGGACCCTTCGCCCGCAGCTTGGCGGCATTGTAGCCCCCCCCGGTCACCGCCGAGACGATCGCGCCGAACAGCGTGCCGAAGACGCCGCCACCCCCCTCCCCGCCGACCGCGCCGCCGAACTGCGCCACGGTCAGCTTCGCCAGGATCGTCGCGACCGCCTTCAGGCCTTCCTCCTTGAACTGCTTGAAGAGCCCCTTCGTCCCGCCGTTGAACGCCTGGAGATAGAAGTCGGCCAGCGCCTTGATCTTCTTCTCTTCGGCTTCCTTGTCGATGAGAGCCTGATACCCGGCCTTGAGCTTCTCATCACCGGGTCGGTTGATATCGCTTTCGATCTTCGCGATGCCCTGATTGGCATTTCCCGCTATGATGTCCTGCCACGATTTAGCCGCCTGAACCAAGCTCGCATTGATTTCGTCGATTACACGCTTCCGCTCTGTCAAGGCCGCAGATGCCGCAGCATCAGCCTGCGCCTGCGTATCGCGGACTGAAATAATGGACTGACGGTAGCTCTTGGAGGATTTCTCTCTCTTCTCCTCCAGAGCTGCTTCGGCTTCTTTTTTGCTATAGTAAAGTTCTAGTTTTTCATTGACAATCCGGAGGGTTTCCTTCGCTGCTGCCAGATTCCTTTCGGCTTTGACAATCATCGGCCCTCGCAGAGCCATAGCTTCGCCACGCACGCGTGCGCCCGGCACATTCTTCGATTTCGCATCTACAAGAGCCTGTTCGGCTTCTCGCACGCTCCGTTGAGCATTCATCCGAAGACGAAAGTTATCTTCGTCGATCCCACCGTAGTTGAGTCGCTCCGCTTGTTCGACGAGGCTCTTGATCTTAGCGAATGATTCGTCTGCCTTCTTTATGGCTTCTTTGGTCTTATCGCTAAACTCACCCATGCGTTCGATGAGATTCAATACCACAGCAGCAGCGCCTGTTAAAGCGATACCCCAAGGACCCTGAAGAAAGCCGACGAAACCCACAAGCGGTCCCTTGGTTACTTCCAGAGCCTCCACCACCTGTGGAAACTTAGCAACGAGAGAAGAGAATTTCACGTCGCTGCCGGCAGCCTCGAGCGCCAATTCAGATAGTGCTTTCGCAAATTTACGAGAGGACTCGCTCGATTTTATCGAACCGCCTTCGACGCCCTTCGCTGCAGCCTCCGCGCTCTCCCCCGCGCGCTGAAACCCCGCGCTCGCCGCCGCGCCCAGCCGGGTCGCAGCAGCCTCGACCACTCCGGCAGAATTCTGCATCGCGCCGCCGGCCGCGCCGAAGGCGCGCACCGTCGCGGCAATCGAGGCGTTGTACGCATCGACCTTCGCTTCGAACTGGATCGCGACCGTGCCGGCGTCTTCGGCCATTACTGCACCTTCACCGCGGCCATCGCGGCGCGCGCCTTTCCCGTGTCGAGTGGCGGGGCGAGGTCGCCGCCGCTCAAATCGTCGTTATGGGCGGAGACGGCGGCCTGGTACTGCCACCAGGTCAGCCGTTCCCAGTCGAGGCCGATGCCGGCGCAGTCGACGATGGCGCGCTCGGGGTCGAAGCCTTCCGGGATCCGCGTTTTCTGGATCTTGCCGGCGCGACCGCCGGCTCCGCTTTTGGGCCGGGGTCGTATCCTTCGATCTTGGCGCCAAGCACTGCGGCCGCGATCGCCCAGGCCTCGCGCAAGGGTGCCGGGTGGATGTACTGCTCCATGATCGCCCGCGCTTTCAACGCGCTGACCTCGACCGCGGCGCCGTCCACCGTCCCCTTGCCACCGCCGATCAGGCCGAGGCGGATGGTCTCGTAGATGTCCTCGGCAAAGGCCTCGGCCTCCAGCACGTTCTCGATCGGCTGGTCGCCGAACAGGTAGCGTCCTTTGAGGACACGGGCGTAGATCGCGAAGATCCCCGCCTTGCGCGCATCCTGGAGCGCGGCGAGCTGCGGCAGGCGCAGCGCGAAGAGGTAATCCCCGTCCGCGACCTTCAGCTCGATTTCGGTCGCGGGCATCAGGCCACCGGGGTGTACGCCCAGTCGCCGTGCGAGGCGATGGCGATCTCGACCGTGGTGTCGCTACGTTCGGTGTTCGACAGGTTGGCGCTGGTGAGCACGCCGGTGCCGGCATAGGTGCCGATCTCGGTCCCCTCCTCGGTCGCCGGGTCGGCGATGTCCATCAGGATGTACTGGTAGTCGGCACGCACACCGAGCAGGTCGTCGAAGGTGCTGAGCGCGATGTCGACATCGGCCAGGCCCGACCCCGAAACGTCCCACTGCCGCCCGGTGACGCGCACGCGGCGCGCCGGAATCTTCCCCGGCTTCGCGCAATCGCCGATGAAGCGGTCGTCGCTCTGCACCGTGCGGTTGAGGCCGCTGGTCTGGATCCCGCAGAGGGTGGTGTAGGCGCCGGACGAACCGAGCGGGCGATAGCGGATAACCGCGAATTCGAAAGTCGTGGGCTCGGACATTCAGGACACTCCGATCGGATGACTGGCGCAGGCTAGCGACGGCCGGGGAGTGCGGTTTAGGGCCGTCAGGCGCGGCGCGGCGTCACGAGAGCACCCGCACGCGAAAGTTCTGAACGGTGTGGAAGGCACCGGCCTCGGCGCCGTCGGGCATCGTCTGCCCGCCCGTCCAGCGCACCCGCATCGCGCCGATGCCGGCCAGGTCGATCTTCACATGGTCGAGCGCCACCGCAATCTCGTCGCCGATGCGCATCGCGTGATCCTCGGCGCATTCCAGCTCGCTGTCGGCGGCATAGCGGCCTTTGCTGAAGCCGTGGACGGCGATGGTGAAATCCTTGCCGTCGAGGCAGGCGCCGGTGAGCGGCACCGCGATGGGCGCGCCGGTGCGGACGAACGGCCAGGCCGCGCGCGCCGGAGAGGCCTGGCGGTGGATCGATGCGGACGGCACCAGCACGGTGAGGTTGCCCGCCGTCTTCAGTCGCGCGACCAGCGCCTGACGCATCGCGAGCGTGCCGGGCCTAGCCATTGCCACGACCCCCGCCACCGATCGCCCGGCCGACCGCCGCGCGGCAGGCGGCGACCACGCTGCCCCGCGCCCGTGCGGCCGCCGGCCGGAGGAACGGGCGCTCGCCCGCTTGGCTGGTCCCGAACTCGACCGCCGCCGCCCAGGGCGCGGTTGCCGCAACCGTGACGGTCAGCGGGCCATTGGCGGTGACGGTGATGCTGGCGGCCAGCGCATCGTCATGGCGTCCGCCCTCGGCGAGCGCCTGCTGCGCGGCGGTCTTCACCGCTTCGCCGCCCTTGAGCAGGGCCGCGCCGACTTCCCCCGTCAACCCCGGCCCGGCCAGCCGGCGCAGCCGCGCGATCTGTGCCTCGACCCCGGTCAGCCTAGCCACGCCGTGCGCTCCCCTGCCAATAGGCGCCGGCCGGATCGCGGGTGACCGCGCTCAGCAACCAGTCGCCGCGATGCGGCCCGGCGAGCAGCCGCAGCCTGGCATCGCCATCCAGATCGCCGTCGAGACTTGCGGCAAGGATCAGCACCTGCGCCATGCCGTCGGCGACGCCATCGCCGCGCATCCCATCGGTGACGATGTCGACCTGCGCCCGGCAGTCGCGGAACAGCGGATAGCCGGCCCGGGTCGACCCGCCCTCGGTATATCCGCCGCCCGCCTGGTCGATGACCTGCGCGGCATGGAACGGCCCGCCGAGCGCCGCCGACAGGCCGATTGCGATGTCGGCGAAGAATCTCCCGATCGTCATCGGCCGCACACCGCCGAGGTGACCGAACCCGCGCGCGTCACCAGCGGCCCGCCGCAGTTGCGGCGAAGCAGCGCGGCATAGTCCTGGCCGTAGCGGGTCGCGGCGAGGCCGCCGTCGATCTGCTGACGGACGGCCGCCTCGGCAAGCGTCGCCGAGAACGCGCCGGTGGTGATCGCGCTGACCCCCCGCGGGATCGCGGTGGCGTCCGCGGCAAGCCCGGCCAGCGCCATGTTGTGCGCGGCAAGCGCGATCAACGCCGGCGCGAAATCGGCCTCGATCCAGCTCTCGTCGACGCCGCGCGCGGCATCGTCCAGCCAGTACTGCACGCGGTCGTCGTCGACCGCGCCGAAGGCGGCGTAGCGCAGCTTCAGCGCCGCAGGATCCGGGCGGGCATAAGCCATGTCACAGCACCAGATAGCATTTGGTGGCGCCGCTCATCGCGGTGATCCGCCGCGGCACGAACAGCAGCGGCACGCCCCTGGCCACGGGATAGCCGGTGACCGCGGCACCGCCCGCGTCATTCTTGAAGGCGATCGTGCCGTCGGCGTCGAAATGCACCGCCTTGACGCCCTCCGGCAGGTCGGTATCGGCTGGCGCGTATTCGATACACGCATTGCCAAGCGCGCTGGTATCCCCCAGCCGGTCGATCTCGCGCGACATCTCAGCGGTCCTTTCGCGGGTCGGAGGCGGCAGCGCGCGCGGGCTCGATCTCGAACCAGCCGGTGGCGCCGGCCGCGGCCCGTTCGCCCTCGGACAGATCCAGATCGGCAGCCTCGCCGCCGGCGATGAAGACGAGGCCGTCGTCACGGGTGTGGACGCCCTTCGGCCCCTCGGTGAGGTTGCGGATCCGCACCATCGCCTCAGATCCCGTCATAGTAGACGGCGCCGCGCGGCCGGCGAAACTCGACCCCGCCATAGTTGAACAGGCCCGGCACCTCCCAGGTGAACGATCCCTTGCGCCACGGCTCGAAGAACTGGTGGGGGCCGGGCAGATAGGCGCGCAGCACGTTCTTGCTGTTGTCGTAGGCCATCATCCGCGCGCTGCTGCCGGCACCCGCCGTCTCCAGCTCACGCGTGCCGATGATCGTCAGCGGCAAACCGGTCTCGAGCGTATAGGCGTTGGTGTCCTTGACGAATTTCAGGACGGTATCGCTGCCGTCGCCGACCCGCCGGGTGGCCAGGGCCTGCAGCCGGCTCGTCGGCAGCAGCAGGGTGTTGGCGCGCAGGGTCTCGCCAGATCCGTTGTACGGCGCATTGAGCGCGGCATTGACGTCGGCGATGACGTCGTCGGGCGTCTTGGTCGACCACAATGTCGACGCTCCCGTACCGTTCGCCGGCACGGTGGTCGTCTGCACGGCGGCGTTGTTGATCAGGCCGGTGGTGATGTTGGCCGCGCCGGTCTTGGCGGGATCGCCGCGGATCACCATTGCATAGATATTCGCCTCGGCGACGGTATGCGCCGCCTCCGCCTTGTCGGCGGCGAGATCGCGGCCGACCAGCGCCGCCTGCTCCAGCTCGGCCCGGTACCATTCGTAGCCGATGCCCTTCAGGTGGTTTTCCTGGACGAACTGGGTGGTCGAAACGTCGGCATAGGGCATGTCGAAGCCGGCGCCGTTCATCCACTCCGGCTTGCCGGCGAAATCGCCCGAATAGAACACCGACCCGCGCGACCACATGCCGCCGTCGGTGTCGACGAACAGCAGCCGCGAATAGTCGAAGCTGGGATAGACCTGCCTGTCGATCTCGGTGTTGATCCGCAGCATCTGCGAACTGAGGAAGGCGCCGACCGAGGCCGCGTCGTTGAAGTCGATCTGCATGTTCGGAAGGCTCCTTGGACCAGCCTGTTTCAATCCAACCCGGATATTTCCTGCGATTACCGCACGATCCGCAGCCGCACCGGCGCATTGCTGGCGACGGTGTCGACAAACTTCGCCGGGATCGCGGTGTTGCCGGATGCACTGGTCGTGAACGCGCCGCCCGCGGTCACATAGACCGGTGCGCGATCGGTCGTGCTCGAGCCGGCGATCACCCAGATCACGCCCTCGTCCATCACCCCGATCTCGCGGCCCTGCGGCACGATGTCGGCGGTACCCCCCGGCACCAGTGCGAGGCCGTGGTCGGCGATCGTCACGCCCAGGAAGTCGCCGGAGACGGTCGTCGAGCAGCCATGGTCCCCGCTCGCCTGCCACACCGCCTTGCCGAAGCCGATGCCGCCGGCATCCTCCACCGTGCGCGAGATGCGGTTGCCGGTCTCCCCATTGGCGACCATCCCCGCATAACCGGGGGCGGGCGCCGCATTGTAGCTGTTCTGTACGATGGCCATGTCGATGAGTCCTCTGGAAAGGGTGCGTCAGCGGGGCGCCGGGCCCGCCGGGATATGCGCGGTGGCAAAGCGGGCGAGGCGCGCGGCACGCGCCGCGACGGCGGCGCCGCGCCCGTCGCCGATGATCGCCGGCTGGCCCGACAGGGCTTCGCGCGGCCGGTCGGTGGCACCGGCCGTGCCCTCGGCGAGCATCGTCGCAAAGGAAATGTCGATCTGCGCCGCGGTCCAGCCGCGCGCCTGGTCCCCCAGCCGCGCCGCGACCACCGCGGCCTTGATCGCCGCCTCGTCCATCGCGTCGCTAATGGCCAGCCGCGGCGCGAGCAGCCGGGCGCCGTCGACGGCCATCTGCCAGGCCCGGGCGGCGACGCGGATGTCGGCCGGCGTCGGCGCAGCCTCACGCAGCGCCGCGATCTCGCCATCGCGCGCGGCGATGGTCGTGGCCTGGCATGCGATCGTCGCCGCCTGCGCGGTCAGCACGGACGCGACATCCTCGGTAACGGTCAGCGTCTGGCCGTCGACCGTGATCGTCCGGTGCGGCGCGACCGGGTCCGCAGGAACTGCTCCGTCATCGCCGATACGCAGCGCGGGGCCGCCGCGCGCCTGGTCGACGATGGCGAGATGGTTGATGCGGATGCCGGTCTGCCGCGCCTGATAGGCTGTGCCGTCGGGCGCGGTGCCGTCGCCCCAGACCAGCTCGCACGAATAGCCCATGCTGATCTCGCGCTTGCCGCCCTCGACGGTGGCGATCGCCGCCGCGTCGCGCAGCAGGAACGGCACGCGGACCGCCTCGCCATCCTTGACGATGTCGTCGGACGCGACCTCGCCGACGGCATAGTCGCGCCAGTTCTGGGGGGTGATGCTGGCGGGCGGATGGTCGATGGTGACCGGCGCCGCCGCGAAGGAGCGCATGCTCTCGCGGGCGAACACCTCCTCGGGCGCGCGGTAGACGGTGACCCGCGCCAGATCGGGCCGGCCGACCTCCGCCCCGGCATAATCCTGCGTCCCCGCCCGCGCGGCGAGCACCGAAGCCACCAGGTTGCCCGCGCTGTCGCGGCGCGGTCGATCGAGCGTCAGGCGGTCATGAA